CAGGTGACGTTGTATTGAATAAACCATTTCAGTCTACAACGACATCTGTCGTGGAGATGCCACCGTCTAATCCAGCTATCTTAGATCTGACTCTTGATATGTTGGATAACATTCTTATAATCAACCCACCTAAAGAACGAATGACATTAGAAGAGTTTTACACTACTACTAATGCTGTCAAAAATCTTAATCCTTTGGATATTGATTTCTTAGACGAGCAGCTGTTGACTGAAGAAGAGTTAGAGAAAGATTATCTTGAGTTTACTGAACTTGATATAAACTTACTTGATGTTGAACTACTTGAAGATTTGCTAGACTCATATTCTGATCTTGATGCTGAACTTTTGAAAACTAAGGAGTCAACTGGTGAGGTCAGAATTGAAGGAACAGAAGAAGGCTATGACACAGCTACACAAGTTGCAACAGTTGTTGATGGTGAGAAGATAACACTGACAAGAGCTGTTACAGCTACTGTTGAAATATCTGTTGACCAATCAGAAGAAACTACTGTAGTAATAGAACAGGATGGTAAACTGCTTGATCCAATCGTTATCAATAATGGTGATACAAACACTATAAATATCACACAATAAGGAGATAGCTATGGATAAGAATAAAAAGAAAGAAACTCGAAAGCTAAGAAAGAAAGCTATAAAGTTGCAGAATACATCCTCATCAAAACTAAGTATGGCTGAAGCAATAAAGAAAGTTTTAGGTTCACAAGATGTTTGAGTATCCTGTAAAGGTTCTTAGAGTGGTTGATGGTGATACGGTTGACGTTGACATTGACTTAGGTTTTGGAGTATGGATGCGTAAGCAAAGAATCAGAATGCTTGGTATTGATACTCCTGAATCTCGTACTAGAGATAAAGAAGAAAAAGTTTATGGACTTGCAGCTAAGGCATTTTTGAAAGAAGCACTGAAGCAAGGTCCGGTTACACTTCGTACTGTCAAAGATGGTAAGGGTAAGTTTGGTCGTATCCTTGGAGAGTTTATCGTAAACAACATTAACATAAATGAGTTTATGATCGTCAACTATCATGGTGTTGCATATCATGGACAATCTAAAGAAGATATTGCAGAAGAGCATCTTGCAAATAGGCTGAAAGTAAAACTATGAGAATGTGGCATGTGCTAGTAACGCTAACGCTACTAGTTACATTAAGACTTCTAGATCCATTTCTTGTTGAAAGTACTCGTTTATCATATTTCGACTTCCTACAACGGATTCAAGAAGTTAAACAATCAGAACAAATTGTTCTTATTGATATAGACGAGGCTTCACTTGAGAAGTTTGGTCAATATCCTATACCACGTGACACATTAGCTGATCAATTGTCTAAACTAGACAATTCAATATTAGGTATCAACATACTTCTATCTGAGAAAGATAGAACAGGTGGGGATTCAGTACTATCTGATACCTTATTTGACATGACGGCCGTACTTGCAATAAGTTCTGCAGATAAACCTAACCTAATTGATTACAGACCAACTGTTCCTGGACTTGCTCAGTTTGGTGAGACACCGCTAGAAAACTTTGTACGTCCTAAACAAGGTATGTTATTTGCTAGACCAGAGCTGATGGAATCTGCTTATGGTTTTGGTTTGATTGATAGCACTCAAGATTCTGATGGTGCTATAAGACGATTACCACTTATCAATCTGTATGAAGATAAGATGTATCCAGCGTTTGCGTTGGACATTTTACGCGTTGCTGCAGCTGATAGTACATTTCAGGTCAAAACAGACCCATTGGGTATAATGTTCGTCAGAATACCTAAATTTGACGTAATAAACACCGATTTGAACGGCAATGTTACGATTGCATACTGGAATAACTTCAAACGATACTCACTAACAGAGATTGATACTATACCTGCTGGATCTATAGCTATTCTTGGAGCAACATTTACAGGTTCGACTGTTGTTACAACACCTATGGGATCCATGTATCCACATGATGTGCAAGCTAATCTTCTAAAGACAATGATAGATGGAGTAAGCATACTTAGATTACCAGAGTTCATGTTTTATGAACTTTTGACTGCCATTTTGGCTAGTATTTTCGTAATGTTCATGTTATCTAAACTCTCCATCGCTATATCTGGCGCTGGATTCGTGGTTTTGAGTTCAAGTTTCATGTACTTTTCTGTATACGGCTTTGAGACATGGAGCTATCAACTAGATCCAACTTTCATATTGCTTACAATCATACTTGTGTTTGCACACGGATCCTTTGTAAGATTCTATACTGAGTTTAAACTCAAGCAGCAAATCAAAGGACAGTTTGGAACATACTTGAGCCCGGACATGGTTGAGATACTACAGAAGGACCCAAGTCTGATGAAACTTGGAGGTGACCGTAGAGAGATGACGTTCTTATTCATGGACATATGTGGATTTACACCTATATCTGAACACTATAAGAACAATAATGACCCTGAAGGGTTAGTAAATTTGATTAATGATTATCTAAATAAAATGACAAACATTATTCTTAGTAATGGCGGTACAATTGACAAATACATGGGCGATTGTATTATGGCATTCTGGAATGCACCTGTACCGTGTGAAAATCATGCTGAAATGGCTGTCAAATCAGCTATGGAGATAGAAGATGCAACAAGAGAACTTAGAACATATTATCTGGAAAAGGGTCTTCCGCCTATCAATGTGGGTACTGGGATTAATACTGGCGATTGTATTGTTGGAAACATGGGCTCAGAAAGCAGATTCGACTATTCGGTCATTGGAGACGCCGTCAACCTTGCAGCAAGACTTGAGGCCACCGCGGCGCGTGGGTCCTATTTAGATCATAAGACTATTATATCAAGCTATACTAAAGAACAACTTCCACCAGAAATGGATCTTTATAAGGTTGGTAAGATTCGTGTGAAAGGCAAGGACGAGGACATTACAATATATTCACTTTATAAATAAATCAGGAGTGAGTATATGGAACCTGTGTCAGCTATATTGACTGGTATGGCATTAGTTAAACAGTCAGTGGATTTCGTAAAATCTAATATTGAAACTATTCAAGACGTTGGACAGATAGCTGGTCTAGTCAACAATGCTTTGGATGGTGAAAAACAAATACAAAAACAAAGGTTTGGCGATAAGTCAATGATTGGACAATCACGTGACGCTGCTACAGCTGTGATTGACGCTAAGTTGGCTCAAGAAGCGCTAGATGAGTTAAAGATATTAGTTGACAACAGGTTCGGATATGGTACATGGCGTCAGATTGTCGAAGAACGTGCCAGGATGCTCAGAGAGGAAAAAGAAGCTGAGCAAATGGCCAAATATCTTAAAGACAAAAAACGCAAAGAAACCATGGATGCAGTGTTTTTGGGAATAAAAGTATTGGCTATAACTTTATGTGTAATAGTTGTAGTAGGTGTAGGTTTAGCTATTTACATGGCAACTAGTTGACCTTTATTAAAACCTATTATATAGTCTTAAAATGAATCGTAGAATGGCTCGAGTTAAATCTTTACAGAGAGCACGCCGTAAGGTTTTGAAAGGTAAAAATGAAAGAACTATTAGCAGCAGTGGGGCTGATGACTACCCCCGTCGAACTTCCCGATCCAACAACACTGAGCGTTCCACAAAGGATACATAATGAAGTCAAATGTTTAGCTGATAACATTTACTTTGAATCAAGATCAGAATCATTAGCAGGTCAGCTTGCTGTTGCTCATGTAGTAATGAATCGAGTGGCAGATCCAAGATTTCCAAATACTATCTGCAAAGTAGTTTATGAAGGACCACACTATAAGTCTCAAAATGGTAAACTTTATCCTAAGAAAAACAGATGTCAGTTTAGCTGGTATTGCGATGGTCTGTCAGACGAGATTCCAAAGAGACATGAGAAATGGTATAAGCGAATGGAAGCAGTAGCTTGGGCTGTTCATGAAGGCGAATACAAAGATATTACTGAGGGTGCAACACATTATCATGCTAATTATGTTCACCCCAGTTGGGCGAAAGTCTACACACTAACTACAACTATAGATACACATATATTCTATAGATGGGAGAAATAATGGCATTAGACGTATGGACTACTGCTAAGTTTAGTAAGATGATTCTTAAACTGAAAGAGGAAATGAATGTCCCTCTTCTTGATGTTCTGGTTCATTATTGTGAACGAAATGGAATGGAAATAGAAACAGCAGCTAAACTTTGCAATGCATCTATAAAGCGGCAACTATATTCAGACGCTACTGAAGCTAATCTGGTAGGAAAAATTGACAAATACGAATGATGATATCTATCGAGGCTTAAGAGCTTATCAGAAGTATATCGCTATACGTAATCACTTTACTACTAACTACGATTATTTTAAATACAAGGGTAAGACCTCTGCATCAGGGGATAGCTTTCTAAAACGGAAAGATAAGTTCTTCTTTGCTAAGTTAGAGAAAAACTATAAACCAGCCGAGCTTACATATTACTTTGTATCGCAGTTTGTAGATGGTGATACAGTATGGTCAGGCAATCTTGTTAGTGAACAAAGCGCTGAGCGTTATCGTCAATGGAAAAAGCGAGTACAATCACTTCGTAAAATATTTAGAGAAGATATTGACAGACTCAGTCATGTCAAATTCAACGATTGGTTTGAAGTAGAGGAATATGATCATCCTGTTTTACTTAAACAATTTATGCGTAAAGAAATTCATGCAGAGTCAATGATTATTATCGATATGGTTGTTGGTTATCTAGAGCGTTGGAAAAAACAAATGAACGATCCATCTGGACTTTGGGATAATTATTACATGACTTTGACCAAATACAAACCGTTTATTGCTACAGATGTAGTAGTTAAAAATTATAAAGACATTCTACTCGAGTATGTGTCATGATAGTTGTAGCTGAGAGAAGATCTGGTGGTACTAAGTTTTGTATTGATTTAGCCAATGAGAAAGGTTTAACATTCGTAGGTGAAAGCTCCGATAGAAACATCGAAGAGTTAAAATATTTAAGACTTTATAATGATTCCATGAATGGACAACATCCTAAGTCTATTGTTCATGAAACTAAATTTCAAGAATATTTTGAATTTGAAGATTTTGTAGAAAAAATAGAATCACACGATGAATATGTTTGGCTTCATAATGATTTTGTAACACCAGTAGGTTTTGATAGAGCTGATATTTTCTTGATGAGAGAGAGTCCTCGTGACACGTGTATAAGTGTAGTAAATTTTGTTATTGGTACATCAATGCAAAATGTAGAGTTTACTAAAGATCAAGTTTTCAATCATGCAATAACACTTATTAGAGACACAGTTTGTCAGTCGTATATGATAACAAGATATTGCTTACTTAAAAATATTAAGCCTGTATTTTATGAAAGGTTGGATTGGTCTAAACCAGTTAACTCAACTTTTATTGATCAGCTTTATTATAGCGATCAAATTTATGATATGATAGATAACAATATAAATGAGACAGATTTAGATTTTTATCGGCAGATGCTGTTGACTTTATATCCATAAGACATTATATATAATATATTACATTATGAAAACAGTGAATAAGCGATACAACGACATACACGGAGATACATATAATGTCAAATTCATTTTCTGATCTTAAACGCTCTCGCAAGAGCAACCTAGAAGCCCTCATCAAACAAACTAATGAAAGTAGCGCCAAGTCCGATAACGGACCTGACGACCGTTTCTGGAAGCCTGAAGTAGATAAGGCTGGTAATGGTTATGCTGTCATTCGTTTCCTTCCTGCACCGCAGGGTGAGGAACTTCCTTGGGTTCGTATTTTCAACCATGGCTTCCAAGGTCCTGGCGGATGGTACATTGAGAACTCACTTACTACACTTGGTAAGAAAGACCCTCTTTCTGAGTACAATAGTCAACTGTGGAACAATGGTACTGATGCTGGTAAGCAACAAGCTCGCAAGCAGAAGCGCCGTTTGTCATACATCTCTAACATCTACGTAGTTAGTGATCCGGCTAACCCTGCTAATGAAGGTAAGGTATTCTTGTATAAGTATGGTAAGAAGATTTGGGACAAGCTGAACGAAGCTATGAATCCTGAGTTTGCTGATGAGACACCAGTTAATCCATTTGACTTCTGGGAAGGTGCAAACCTTAAACTAAAGATTCGTAACGTAGAAGGTTATCGTAACTACGATAAGTCTGAGTTCGAAACTGCTTCAGCTTTGCTAGAAGATGACGATGCACTTGAGTCTTTGTGGAAGACACAAAACTCTCTGCAAGAGTTTGTAGATGCTAAACAGTTTAAGACTTACGAAGAACTGGAAGCACGCCTTAATAAAGTCCTCGGTCTAGATGGCGCGACTGTCAAGCCGCGCACGACTGCTGACGATGAAGACGATCAGATTGCTCTGTCACGTCCTACTCCTCAAGCAGAGGCTCCTGCCCCACGTCAGGTGGCCGAACCTACGACCACAACTGCAGCTGCGGATGATGATGATTTGTCATTCTTTGAACGGCTTGCAAACGAAGACTAGTACTTAGCGTCTCCTTTCCGCTGAGTACAGACCCCCGGCTTCCTATAGGGCTGGGGGTCTACTTTTATCTAAATTTGTCCTGCGTTTGGTCTAGCGTTCTTAGGACTACTACTATTACTATTAATTTGTGTTTGTGTAACAGTGTCGCCTTGTTTGACGTTGTTGATAATTATTGGCTGTCCAGATCCAGATGCAGCTTCCTCTGACATAGCACCCATTCTTTGACCAGTTCCAGCAGAAGCTACTTCAACACTACCACCTTCAAGATCCACACCAAGTGTTTCAGCTTCGGCCATAAGATCAGCTCTGCCTTCTTCAAGGTCAGCTGCAGTCACACCAACATCTTCACCTCTTGCTATTGCAGCTTCTAGTTCTTGTAGCTCTGCATAATCTGCTTGTAGTTGTTCTATTTCTTTCTGTTTATTAGCTTCAGCTTGTGCTTGTTTAGCAGCAAGTCTGTCTTTCAAAACATTAGATCGTTTTTCTGCTGCTGCTTCTTGATGTGCTTTAACTCTTTCTTCAGCTTCATTTTTTGCTGCTATAGCTTCTTCAAGAGTATCATGCATACTAGACATTCCACCGGTACTACCATCTGATTTTACATCTGTATAGTATGCTTCAAATTTACCTGAATCAGGATTTTGAGTAATACCGCTTGGTAGTTCATTTGGAGATGCAGCAGGTTCAGATACTGGTTCTGCTACAGCAACTGGTTCTACTGCTGCTTCTGGTTCTGCCACTGGCTCAGCAACACCTTCATCTGGTGCTACTGGTGTTTCAGGTTCTGCTACTTCAGCTATCGCAGCTTCTTGAGCTTCAGCTTCGTCAAAATCACTTACTGGTTCAGCACTTGGTTCAACAGGTTGACTAGCTTGTTTTTTCATTCGTTGGAGTTTACGAAGTGAGCCTCTTGATGATTGTATAGCTTCTCTCTCTGCTTTATCTCTGAACAATCCAACAGTGTCTTGAGTTTGTTTAAGGGCTTCTTCTTGCGCTAAGATTAGATTGTCAAACTTAGCTTGTAAACCTTCAACTAGTTTATCATCACCAGCTTCCTGAGCTTCAGCTATTTTTGCAGCTAGTTCTTCTGCTTCAGCAACTCTGTCCTCATCGCTTACTACCCCTTCTGCTAGACCAGCATCTTTTTCAGCTTCTTTTTTCTTTGCATCTTCACTAAAGAAAGTCTTGAATAAAGCTACCCCTCCAGCTATACCAAGAGCACCTAAGATTACGGGTATTCCTAATGGAATTAATCCAGTCAACACTGGAAGGATCATTCCAATGAGTTTGGATTTACCTGAACCAGCAAACAAGTTACCAAGACCACCTTGATTAGCTTGAGCATCAGCCTTGTCTTGTTGATCTTCCAAGGTTTTAACTAGATTTTCTAAACCAGGTATTAAAGAAACTATATTATCAGATAATTTATCGGAAAACGCTTCATTACCTTTGAATCTTGCTTCTTCTCTGGCAGATTCAGTTTCAGCAAATTCAGCTGCATCAGCTTGTCGTTCTTGGACTTGAGCCATACGCTCAGAGGTCTTGTTTTGTTTAGCAATTGAGTCAGCTACAGACCTAGAAAGGTCATTGTTAGTCTTTAGTGCAGTTAGGTTCTCCATTAACTGCACGTTCAGCTTATCAGTATTCTGTACGAACGATTCGTCCAGAAGTTGACCTAGAGTAATAACATCATCTGTTGTAGCTGGTTGTGGTAAAGCCATTACTTGCCCTTGCTAAGTGCTTGTGCACCATAAAATGATGCAACGATAGCTGCAACTGATACAAAGTATACAGATGCAATCTCACCTATAATGACAGCAGCTTTATCCAATCCAAATAGGCTGGTCATAAAAATACCAGCCGGGTACAATAACATTCCAAAGAGAGCAAACCATGCCATCTTTCTTTGTGCATCTTCTTTCAAGTCTTCATTTTCAAATCTTCGCATTTCCTCGGCTTTTGCCAATTCCTCATCACTAACTACACCATCACCATCTAAGTCATATTTTTCATACACACTCTGGTGTTCTAGTTTCTTAGCCATTAAAAGTTATATCCTAGTGAAACATAAGTTACGCTGTATTCTTCTTCTGCATCATCTGATATGTACAAATCATTCAGAGAGAACATTAAATTTTTACTTACATGATAATTTACACTAAACTCATTCTTAGTTAATTCGTGGTGATCACCATTTTCCCACAAATATTTATTTGTAATACTTACAGGACTATCTGGATGTTTGTATCGGATCCATGTACTGTTTCGCCATACTAATTCTGTATAATCTTCTGTACCCATTTGAGTAATTGTAAACTCGTGGCTCATCTTCCATCTTTCACTACGAAAGAACTTATAACCAAATCCAACACCCGTATGAGGTCTAAAATCTCCAATCATTCTATTGCTGTTATAATTGAATCCAAAATTAGCAATACCATAAACTACTGGAGTAAAATTAAGTATAAACTCATACTCCCCATCAGACCTATCAGTAATCTTATCACCATTGACAGAAGTTTGATATACGTTAGTTTCTGTCTCTAACTGAAAGTTTTTACCTTCTGGTTCCCAAGTCCATTTTTGATGTGCGTTGAGGTTCTTAGTATTACTATCCTCAACCTTATAGCCAAGTTTAATATAATTTGCACCAAATGCTGGTCCCGACCAAACAACACACGCTGAGAGAAATGCTGCCAGCGCAATAACAACAATTTTATTCATTATTCTATAGCATCTTTGATTTGTTGAATTAATTTACTTTTAGTTAAACGCTTATCTAATTCTACACCTATTTTACGACCAAGTTCTTCTAACTCGTTCTTAGTTTTCTTCTCAAGTGCTTTATAATCAACTTTGATGTCTTCCGCCAAAGCCTCAAAATCATCAGCATCCAACTGACCATCGTTGTTTCTATCTAGTTTACCAAATACTTTATTAACAACTGCAATAATTTTTGCATAGATAGTTTTTAAGATTTCAATTACTTTATCCATTTTATTCCCCTTTTGAGAAACCTGCTAACCAGGTTCTAACTTTATCCTCAACCCACTTAGCGTACCATGGCTGGGGGACGTTCCAGCCAATAAATGCCCCTACAGCAATCCAGAAAATTATATCTGTCATACTTTTCTCCTTTTGTCGATGGCTCTACTACCGAACCAAAATGAGATGATAGCAGCGAAGATAGCCTTCGTATCTTCATCCCACAAGATGTTTATAGACTCTGCAAAGTCTTTGCCTTGTTCTAATGCTTCCATCAATAAAGTAATCTCGATAACAGCAAATAGTCCAAAGAAGCAATATGTGATGACAGGCCTGACTGACTTCTGTAAACTAGCAACAAATCCCTGACCTTGATTAATAGAAATGTCATGTTCAATCAGCCTCTCATGTTCTTTATCAGCAGCTTGTATTTCGAAAGCTCGTAATTCGTGATCAAAACCAGCCTTACGGAGCTCAGCCATTTTTTCCATCTTGGCGAGCTGAAACTTCTGATCGTTTTTTTGTTTAAAGTGATCTGTAATGGCAGGGACTACGCTTCCACCAAATCCCAATACCGAACCTAATAATCCACTAAGCATTTTTTTGTCTCCTGCGCTCTTCTTCGCGCTCCAAATAATCCATGAGCATATTTATATAGATTTCCCGCTCAAACGGCATCATTTCCTCAAGCTCTGTTAAGGAGTATTTGTGATGATGCATAAGCTGGAAGTTGGTATTATAAAAATTTGCCAGTGTTTCGTGGCTCAAGCATAGGTAAAAAAATCAGAGATACCTCTGAGAGTAACCGTTTCTTCCTGTCCGCATTCATCACAGACGTATGTAATCTTGTGTGTCAGTGTAGGTAAGTTTTCCAACCATTTGGTCATTTGTTCAAATGCTTGTGTTGGTAGACTTTCCATCCAATCTTGAATCTCATCATCTGTAAAATCTGTATAAACATCTTGATCTGTAAAGATAGATTCAATACAAGTTCCTACAAACTTTACTAACTCAATAGGATTGTCAGCTGCTATAGTGAACTCAACTAGTCGTCTAAAGTTTGGATACTTCATAGTCACACCCATACTCTCATTGAACATAATAGTGTTCTTCATAGTAGGCATGGACATTGTAACATCATCTAAGTTGAGTTCGTATTCTTGTCTATGTTCGCATGGATTGTTTTTACCATGTCTAAGAAAGAACTTAATATTCTCTCCTACACTCTTTCCTCTGATCTTTAGAAAAAGGTATTCATAGTCAAACGCGGCTAAATTTTTTAATTCTACATCGATTAAACAACCATTGATTACCTTCTCAATAGCATCAATTATAGCATCAGCCTCACCACCGCTGCTAGAAGCAAACAGTAGAGCTTTCTGCTCTTTAACTGTAAAGGGTCTGAATTTTATTTTTTCACCTGTGGAAGGTAGTTCAGTATAAAATTCTGGAACCCCAAATTTAGGTAGTTCCATTTTCATTCTCCATTTATAAAATTTTAGCTATACCAGGTATTGCCTGTCCAGCTTGCACTGCAGCTCCTTTGAAGAAACTGCTTGGTTTACCATCTTTAGGTATTAGATTTTTAACTTTTTGAATTTTCTCTAAAGCATTAGCAAATGTTCTATCTGCTTTGTATTGTACTAAGTCTTTAGTAAATCTATATGTCATAGTGATTTGCGTTTTAGCAACATTGTCTCCACTCCAATTCATTTGAATAGGGGAAACTGTCAAAGGAAATGCATCAACTAATGATACAGACTTCATCTTCTTTGTAGTCATATCATATGCATTTATAATTACACTACCACTTGTATAATCTCTAAAATAATGCATGTTAAAATTAGCACCTGAATCTGGGTGAAAATTATTTACTCGATGCTGACCTGAAATGTAATCTTGCCAAAGTTGAAAGATTCTTGTTTCAGCATAATCAGAAGAGTTTACAACTGTGAATGTTGTATCAATGTAAGTAGTACCGTATGCAATTTTGTTTACAGGACCATAGTATTTGTGTTCTGCAGTTTGTATACTACGTCCAGGAAGTTCAGCAGCTTCGATCTTAAATCTTAATCCTTCAACTGCTCTATTAACATCTATATCATCTTCAAAGTTATCTTTAATATAATTTTTCACAGCAAATGGTAATTGAATAACAACATCAAATTGTGTCGTCAGTGCTGGTGTGGACATTTGCGACTTAAAGTCAGAGATGTTTCCAGGACGTACACCACCTAAGAATCCAGCTAATGGATTATTTGCTTTTACAAAGTTTCCAATATCTCCTGCAACAGGACCTATAGCACCTTTAGCTGCGTTCACTATTCCTGATAATGCCATTAGACCATTTTCCTACTATCTGCATAAACTTTGTTTTTACCGCCACCGCTAAACTGTGCTACAGGTAGAAACAATGCAATGTCCCATTCAACAGAATCTATCTTTATCATAGTTGATCTCATCTGTGACCTTAGATATTTTTTAACACAAGGTTTAAAGGCTCTATATTTAGCTGCTGAAGAAAGAATTTTGTAGTTAATCCTTAATCGTGTACTATCATCATATCGCTGGTTAGTAGCTGTATCGTATAGTGCATCCATAAGTCTAGCTCTAAGTCTTGGAGGAAGGTAATGAACATTCAGACCGAGAAAGCTATCGCCATAATCTTCTAGTTTAAATATCAGAGGATACTTGTCAAAGTATGGTAGTTTAGCTTTGAGTTTTGCATCATAAACAAACAAAGCCATCTCACCAACGTTGATGTCACTCGTTTGTTTTTGTGAGTTTTTAGAAATAAGTGATTCACCACCTACACGTGTTCTCGATGCAGCGTCTCTAAACCAGTTTCTTGCATCAACTGTTCTTCCAGGTATCTGTCCCTGTCTAACACCTTTTGTAATGATTGTGTCAAATACGTAAGCGACCATTATAGACCAAGTTCTTTCTCAGTTAAGATTTGGAAAGTCCATCCACGATCAGCACAATATTCCCTGGCGGCTTTCCACTTGTACATATTTATACCATATGTCTTAACTTCATTGATGTATCTCTTTGTTTTTCGTTTCTGTACTTTTGGTTCTTGTGTCTGATGAAAAGGTTTAACTTCTATCAAACGAATCTTTATATCACCACTACGTTCACGGATCTTTATCCAAAAGTCAGGAAAATATCTGTGTAGCTTTCCATCTATAGGAGATCTATAAGGAACAAAGAACTCTTCTGATTGCCATTCCAACACGTTTGAATTGTTGTCAAAGTAAATCATACACCGTTTTTCCCAGGAAGAACGATAAATAATGTTAGTTGGGTCCCCTTTGTATTTTTGGGGATTTTTAGGTCGATAGAAGCCCTTCATAGAGATATTTACCAATGAGCCTTTTAGATAAAGTTAAGAATGCAGCAAAAGATGCAGTATTAGATCAACTTCCAGGAGGAGGAGGCGATAATAGTGTTAGCAAAGCTAAATCAATCAATCCTCCAAAACCAAGAGGTGGTAATCCAGATGCAGAAAATTTACTTGCGCAAGGTACAACTGAAGGACCTCTTGCTAACCTAGAAAAACCTGGTGGTCAAATTAGATTAATCCTTCCTGATAATATAGTAGAAATGGACCACTGGGTCAACATAAGAATTTCAAGAACTTATAAATTTAGAAATGACGCAGCAAAAAGAAAAGGTGGTCCTAAAAAGCAAAATGATTCTGTTGGCTATGATAAAAAAGATTGTAAGGTAAGTATCTTTTTACCAATGCCACAACAGTTACAAACTGGATACAAAGCTAACTTTGCAAGTGAAGAACTTGGAGTAGTAGGAAATGCAGCTGCTGGTCTTGCTTCTGGAGGTTTATCAACTGCAGGTATTACAGAAGAGCTTACAACTGGAGCTTTAAAGAATATAGGTATTAGTGCTTCTGATTCTTTGATTACTACTTTGATAGGTGGTGCAATTGGTGGTCTTGGTGGTGTAGCTGCAACCGAGGCTGCAAAGGCTGCAACTAAAGGAGCTTTGGCAGGTAGTGGTATAGCTAGAAATCCTCATCAGGCTATGTTGTTTCAAGGTGTTGACTTTAGGACCCATCAATTCTCATATAAGTTTATGCCTAAAAGTAAAAACGAAACAGAAATGCTTCGTGCCTTTATTAAGGTTATGAAGTATCATATGTCACCTGGTTATTCTAAAGAAAGTGACAGACAGCTATTTACATATCCTGAATTATTTGATATTGATTTCCACTATAACAAGTATTTGTTTGATATTGCAGCCAGTCACTTGGTTTCGTTCGACGTTGATTATCATAGTGAAGGTACTCCATCATATTTTGGACCTCAAGATGATCAAGACATGACTGATGTAGCACCTACTTCTGTTACTGTGTCTATGACATTCCAGGAAACAACAATTACAACCAAAGAAGAAATAGCTAAAGGTAACAGATAATGGCTTTTTTGTTTAAATCATATCCTACTGTTGCTTATGAAGTTAAGAAGAACAACAAAAAAGAAGTAATGGTTGACATTACAAAGAGGTTTGTTCTTAACTCTGTTGCTGAGACAGACTCTACTATCTTCTATGATTATTATGTAAAGGATTCAGACACACCTGACTCAGTTGCAAATAAGTATTATGAAGATCCAACAATGGATTGGCTTATCTTTATTACAAATGATATTATTGATCCATTATGGAATTGGCCTCTTAAACAGAGAGACTTAAACAAGTATATAAACAACAAATATACAACACAGAGTTTAATTTCTTTAGATACATCGTTAGCAAACCAAGTTTATGATAGAGCTGTTGGACGTGCATCAGGTACAACTACTAGTAGAGGTCAACTTGAAGATATTGCTTTTGATGTAAATGGAGATGGTAATATTTCCCTTCAAGATGCTGCAGACTTTCAGAACTTAGTATTAGGAAATGATACAACTGATCAGCATGTAAATGGTGCCTTAACTGCTGCATATCTAGTTGAGTATTATGGTGCTTCATTATCTGGAATAAATTCTGTACACCACTTTGAAGAAATAAAAGCTCCAGCAAAGAGTATTAACGGTAAAGTAATTCCACAGCAAATAAAACGTATCAGTTATACTACTTACAATACTTTACCAGCGTCAAGAAAGAAAATTGTAACTAATAAAGAATATGAAGAAGATCTTAATGAACAAAGAAGAACAATCAAACTGGTTGATAAAAGTTTGTTAAGACGGATTCAGGCTGAAGCTAAAAATGTGTTTGGATAATTATTATGGCAGTGACCTCACCAGAGTCAACATATAACTCAAAATCAATTACTATAAACTCTGCAGCAATTGTCAACTTTAAAGGAGATACAGTTGACATATCTGACTTTTTAATTGGTTTTGCTATATTTGAAGATCTTAGTAAAAAAACGATGTCGATGCAAGTTGGTATATCTGACGGTGTTGGTCTAGTAGAAAGATTACCTATTGTAGGTGATGAAATCTTTGTACTTCAAATAACTGCACCATCGTTTGAAGAAAAAATTACTGTCAAGATGCCTATCTATGGTGTATATGATAAACAAAAGTTGAACGATACAACTTCTTCATATGTTCTAGATTGTGTAAGTTTTGAATATATGAATTCTTTATCAAGAACTGCTGATAAGGCATATTCAGCTGTATCAGTAACAAGTATGGTTCAAGATATATACGATACATATCTAAAAAGTGAAGAAAGTAACAAGCCTTTGTTTTTAGATGAAAGTGTCGGTAATCATAATTTTATTGCACCAGAAACAGATCCATTAGAATTTATTGATTTTCTTAGTAAAGAGGCCATTGCTGGAAATGAATCAGCAAATTATTTGTTTTATGAGGATAGAGATAAATTTAACTTTAGAACATTAAATCGTCTCTATAGACAAGAGCCAAGTTATACTTTTGTAGTTGGTCAAGATAATTTAGAAAAAACTAATACCGGTCAGCAGACATTTGACCAAAGTAATTATGTTGAGGCATATACTATTGTAAGGGAAATGGATACTAAAAATCTTGTCGAGAGAGGTTACTATGATAACAGTGTCTTAGCAATTGATCCAATTCTAAAAAGGTTTACAACTAGAACTTTTACATATAGAGAAAATTTTGATCTAATTGACCATCTTTCAACAAATCCTTCTGTTGTAGAGAATAGTAGAAAGAATGAATTTTATGGTGCTAGTAGGTCAAAGTATTTCGTGTCGAGTATCACAGATGGCAACTACTATCAAGAACCTTATCTGAAAGATAATATTAACTTTGAAAATGATAAACAATCTTACTATCCTTCGAGAAGATGGTTAACTGAAAACAAAAGAATGGCTATAGAATCAGGTTTAGATTTCTTAGTAATTGATATTGATGTTCCAGGTAATCCAATAGTAAAAGTTGGGGACGTGGTGGATTTGTTAATCCCTGCAGATACTGTTGAAGAGGAATTAAAAAATTCTTACAACCCAAAATATGGTGATGGTTTTGATCAAGCTAAGTTTTTAGTCAACCGTCTTGTGCATAGGTGGAATCGAGATAGCAATGAATATATTACATCTATGAGGCTTACTAAAGATACAGTTGGAACAGAAATAATTGCAGAAAGTGATGCTACATAATGAAAGATTATTTTAAACCAGATCCAGATGAATACGATTATGCAGGCTACCAATTTATTTGGTTCTTTGGTGTAGTTGAAGATAGAAACGATCCAGCTAAATTAGGTCGTGTTAGAGTTCGTGCATTTGGATGGCAAGCAGCTGATCGATCTAAAGTTCCAACTGATGCTCTTCCTTGGGCACAAGTTATGATGCCACCAACATCAGCATCTATAAGTGAAGTAGGATATTCACCTAATGGACTAGTAGAGGGTTCGTGGGTAATAGGTTTCTTTATGGATGGTGAGAAAGCTCAGAATCCATTTATTCTTGGATCATTGCATGGAATTCCAACTCAGATGTTTAGAGAGTTTGAAGGTTTTAGAGACATTCGTACAAGGGATGAAGCTGTTTATGGTCCTT